ATGGATGGGGGATTCCCTGATTCTTCATATGTTGGGATCGATGAGATTAACGCAGGTGGTGTGTAGTGCCTATTAAAATACAACTTCGTAGGGGAACAGCCGCTCAATGGACTGCTGCAAACCCAACCCTTGCTGCTGGTGAACTAGGATCGGAAACTGACACAGGTAAATTTAAAGTAGGCAATGGTGCTAGTGCATGGACAGCCCTTGCCTATTCATCAGGACCCGCAGGACCAACAGGTCCAGGTTCTACTGTTCCTGGACCGTCTGGTCCTTCGGGACCCACTGGTCCACAAGGTGCTAGTGGTACACCATCTACTGTTTCTGGTCCTTCGGGACCTAGTGGTCCTTCAGGTCCTCAAGGTATTCAAGGTGTAGTTGGTGCTACTGGACCTAGTGGTCCTTCAGGTCCTCAAGGTATTCAAGGTGTTAGTGGAACTCCTGGTGGACCATCTGGACCTACAGGTGCCCAAGGCGATTGGTCAACCGCACAAAGTGTTATTACATACACAACAGCCACAACTGCTGGAGTACTACAAGCAAGTGCCGCAGGTAAACTGGTCTATAACACTGGTTCACAAACAATAACTATTACTAGTGCTACTGGTTTTTCTGTAGGACAGTCAGTAGATTTTGCAAGGTTAAACAGTGGTACTTTTACAATTGCAGCAGGTACAGGGGCTACGGTTAACTACACACCAGCCCTTACTCTTCGTGCCCAATACTCAGCCGCAAGCCTCATCTGTACCGCCACTGACACTTATTTGCTCATTGGTGATTTAGGGTAAAATATAGCCATGACAAGAAAATACTCCTATTACCCCGCTTTTGACGGAAAAAAGGCACAGCCTGGCACTGAAAAACTCGCTGCTCTTTGTGCGGCTAGGTGGAAAACCAAGAATCTGGGGATTTATTCCGCCCGATTGATGAGGAACTCTCATACCGAAGGTAAGAAGATTGGCGACCCTGGTATGGAGAAGTGGCTATCAGTCCATTCCACTGGGGCTGCGGTAGATATTGGTTATACCGATCGCAAGGTTGGCGTTGCTATGTGGGACTGGTTTATCAAGTACACAAAAGAATTAGGGATTGAAGAAATTCACGACTATGCATATGATGCAAACCCTAAAGACAAGAACAAAGGCTATGGAAGAGGCTTCAGATGCTCAAGAGGCGAAAACGCTCAGGGCATAAAATTATTTAGTGAGTCTGATAATGCTGGTTCATTCGGCGGTTTTTGGTTGCATGTAGAACTTTCTCCAGAGATGGCAAAAGACGCCGCAAAGTTTGAAGCAGCGTGGCGGGCACTTCCTAAGCCTGAATAATGGCAACACCACGAAAACTAGGCAGGTCGCCACTTAACGACATCCTTGCTGAAGAAGGGCGTATCAGCGCCAACAGGAACATGCGTCAAATCCCTACAGAGGTACCTTCCTCTGACCAAGGAAATGAACTTTCTAAATTCAACATGTTTGGTCAGCCTTGGGGTGCACGAAAAGAACCTGACACAATTGGTGAGAATGGTGGAATACCCATTGATTACAGCACACAAGAAGTAATTGATGCAAAGCCTCCAAAGGATAACTATGGAAGAGGTCCTGGCAGTAGTACACGAGTCAGGTCTCACAAGTTTGTACCACACTCACCTGACCGCACATACCTGATTGAAAAAGCAGGAGTGGCTACAATGGCAAACACATTGGGTACTGTGTATGTTAGATTTCAACCACACCTTAATGGAAGTCATGCTAATGACATCTATAAATACTCACATGTCCCAGAAAGCGTTTATAACAACTTTGCAAACAGTGAGTCTAAGGGCAGATTTATTAATCAATTCCTTAACAACTACAAATACGGCAGAATAGGTTCAAGAGATGACACAGCAAACACGGGCGATCTATAAGAAGATACAACACATGCTGGGGTATGCGCCCTTAGTGTTTATGTTGGTATACCTATACATGACGGTGTTTATGCATCCCTCATTTATTATTCCTTTTCTTACTTACGCATACCTAGTGTTTAGAGGAACTACAGATATTGTTCAAGGTGTTGGTCCTGTGTACTGGATTATCCGACATGACCACCGTTACTTGTCTGTAGGTTTTGGGACTATGCATGAATTAGGAACACCGTGGAGAAAAGGCGCAGGCATTTATGTTGCTATGTTTAAGCGCAGTATTCAGATTGGTTTATGTCATAAGCAAAATCTTGACGATACATCAGGTACGCTCTCTGCCGTCCAAGGTAAATACCTAGACATCAGTGCCAAAGAAATTGGGAATTGGAATGATATTCAGAAAAGAAACAAGACAACCAGAACGACCACGGCCTGACCGAATCAAGAACATGGATGACATCCAACTCCGTGGTTGGCTCAATTCATGCTTGATGGAACTAGGTGCGGCTTACGACAAATGGGCTTTTCACAAAGGTGACCCAGACGAATTTACTACAATCATGAATCTTGTAAAAGACTTGTGGGATGAACAACGGAGCCGCATCGTCGCATGATCGAGCAGGAAGACCTAGTCGAACCACTGGAAGACTTTGGTGACCCCGAAGAACTGGACGAAACTTCTGCGGAATTTATTGACCAACTAGTAAAACGAATTATAATCTTTACAGAAGAGTTCTGTGATATTGAGTTCTTCCCTTACCAGATACCAATTGCTTACCGCATTGTTGAATCTGTAGTTTTGGGAGATGGCGATGAGTTAACTGTTGTTGCTACTCGTCAGTCAGGTAAGTCAGAAGTTCTCTCAGCAGTTATGGCTGGCATGATGGTTATCCTTCCCAAATTGGCACCTATCTATCCAACATGGTTAGAGAAGTTCAACAAAGGTTTTTGGGTAGGCGTTTTTGCTCCTACTGAAGAGCAGGCTGAAACTGTATTTAGTCGTATTGTCACAAAACTAACTAGTGACCACGCTATGCAATTCCTACTTGATCCTGAGATTGATGACAAGGCAACAGGTGGTGGTACCCGTGGTCGTGGTCGTTTGATCACTCTCAAGCATGCTGGATCACTCTGCCGTATGCAAACATGTAACCCTAAGGCAAAGATTGAGTCTAAGACTTACCACTTCGTCCTTATTGACGAGGCTCAGGAAGCCGACGAGACCATGATTGCCAAGTCAATCAAACCCATGTTGGCGTTCAACAACGGATCAATTGCTCTTACAGGAACTGCTAACCGTCAGAAATCCTATTTCTACCGTATGATTCAGTACAACAAGCGCCGTTCTGCTAATGGTGGAAAGCGTTTCCGTGAGGCTCACTTTGAGTACGACCATAGGGTTGCTTCAAAGTACAACGACAACTACTCAAAGTTTATTTCTAAAGAGAAGTTACGCATCGGAGAAGATTCAGATGAGTTCCAGATGTCGTACTGCAATAAGTTCATCCTTGAAAAAGGTATGTTCGTTACTGAAGAGCGGATGGATCGTCTGTACGATCAGTCCATGCCGTTGGTCAAAGAATGGTGGCGCACACCCTGTGTGGCAGGAATCGATGTGGCTCGCTCAAATGACTCCACGGTTGTGACAGTGGTCTGGGTTGACTGGGATCATCCAGACCCATTTGGGTTCTATGAGCACCGTGTTCTCAACTGGCTTGAGATTAACAATGAGGAATGGGAAGCACAATATTTCCATATTATTGATTTCCTGCGCCATTATGACCTCCTAAGGGTGGGAGTGGACTCACAAGGCGTTGGAGGCGCTGTAGCAGAGCGTCTGGCGCTTCTACTGCCTGATATTGAGGTATTGCCCATCTCGTCGGATTCAAAGGCTCAGAACGAGCGCTGGGTGCATTTAACCGAATTAATTCAGAGAGATCAGTTAATTCTTCCAGGACATTCTAAGGCTAGGCGTACCCGAACATGGAAGCGTTTTAACCAACAGATGTCTGACCTTGAAAAAATCTATAAAGGACCATACCTTTTAGCGGCTGCTCCCAACGAGCGTGGTGCTTTTGACGACTACCCAGACAGCCTTGCTATTGCTTGTGCTTTGACAGTCATGGACACAATGCCACAAGTTCAAGCCTCAACTAGCCCATTTTTCAGATAACACCCTCTCAAAAATGATATTCTTGTAAATAAGTCAATACCCCTTTATGGAGGAGTAAATAGTGTCAGTAGCACCAAGCCCACAGTTCGCAGAAAAGTCGCCAAACATGTTTGAGCGTAGTTTTGCTCCAAGCATTCCAGGTAACAAAGGACCTCTTCGTTTTGAAGAGGGTGTCGCAACAGACACCGATGTACCTAACGATTTCGCTCAAGGAGCGTATCTCGATACCGCACCTGCTCGTGGTCGCATGAACCACAACAACCCAGAGATGTTCTACAAGCATGCAGAGCAGACAATGCAGGAGCGTGCCCATGTTGGTGCTGCTACTTGGATTGAGGCTCCTACGGTTCTTTCAGAATTCGTACAGGGTTCAGTTGCTGGTGACTCAATGCCATACTTCGAGTATGAGTACAACACGGGTGGACACATGAACCGTCCAAACCCAACCGTCGTTAACGACTAGTACTTATGGACGGCGCAGATGGCGCTGGTGGTGCAGAGGGAGCAGGTGAAGCCAGCGCTCCCGCACAGGATAGCAGCGGCCCAACCACAACCGAAAGCATGCCAATTGCTCCTGTATACGCAGGATCAATGGTTCCTTATAACTTTTCTCCTGTTTTGCGTACTCGCAAAAAAGAGTTTTTAAGCGAACAGTTCTATCAACGGCAAGATTACGGCACTGACTACCCTAATCCTTATGTCCCTACACCAGCGGGTCCTCGTGGTGGTATTGATGTTGAGCGCCATATGGCTGGAACTGGTGTCCCTTACAGTGATCCCCTTGATCTATTTAGGTCACAAGGTAGTGACATTGATAAGAAGCAAGAGGGTGTCCGTCGCCCTTCTCGCCCTACCGACTCAAGTCGTCAGCGCCAGCGTGGAACCTCTTCATACCGCAAAGTAAACAAAGAGAATACCGATTCTGGAGGACAGTACTGATGGCACGGACTGACAGTGGTCTAATTGTTCCAGATAAACTAGGTCTTTCATACACTCCACAAACTCTCCCTAAAGAGGCGTTTAGTGATGCTTTCGCCAAAGAAGACTACACAAACCCTGAGACAGGTAGAACAACAAAGCGCACAAGCATGACCCCAGACTGGGACACCCTTATGCGTAACCCAATGGTTCGTCAGGGTGCGGCTAACTTAGTTGGGTTATATTCAACCGCTGTAAAAAACCCTGAAATGCTACGGCAGGGTCAACAATACTACGCTAATGAAAATTCACGCTTATCCCACATTGGAGAACAATTCAATGAGACTAGAGCACGGCGAGGAATGCAAACTTACAATGAAGATAGCCCTACTGATGCTGGCTTACTTCTTTCAGGATCTTATAGTTTAAATAACTCTGAAAAAAACAGAGAACGATTAGTACAAAGAGCAGCAAGTACTGGTGACACATCAGGGCACCTTGGTACCCGAATCATTGATCAGGCTATTTCAACTGGTCAACACCCAATGGATGTTTTTTCTGCAATGGGCGGCGGTGAAGGATTAAAACTGTACGACTACAGCGGTTCTATCAATCAACCAGGTAATTGGCGTGGAGAATGGCGTGGTGTTCAGCGTGGAACTGGTCATACTATTGATCGTCACCAACACGACGCTGTTATGGGTGCAAAAATGGGTGACTTTCAAAGACCACTTTCTTCTAGTCCTGTTAATGCTCGCCGTTATCGTGCATTTCAAGCAGCACACATGTTGGCTCAGTACGGTCCTGGTGGAACAGAAGAACTATATGGAAACAATGATTCTCCAGATACTTTTCAAGCAGTAACTTGGGGACCTTGGCGTGGAGGATATACTTGATATGGATCCTGCACTCGCTACCATTATTGTTGCAGTAATTACTACTTTTGGTTTTTCAATTAAAGAGTTTAAGTCAATGAAGAAGACCAACTCGCTTGACCACGGTCAAGTAATGCAACGACTAGATAAAGTTCAAGACAGCGTCAACCATG